AAAATCGGGCAGGTAGCACCATCAAAGCCAGCACCTACCAAGAAAGACGAGGAATAATCTCATGGCTGTATTTCTAAACAACAAAGTCGGTGTGAAGATTAACTCCGTTGATCTTTCAGACCATGTCACAGCAATTACTCTAAACCGCACATTCGATGAGCTAGAAGTAACTGCGATGGGTGACTCAGCACACAAGTTCGTTAAGGGCTTGGAAGCATCTACTGTAACAATCGATTTCCTAAACGATACAGCTTCAGCAAATGTTCTAGCAACATTGCAAGCAGCATGGGGAACAACAGTAACATGTGTATTCTTGCAGGAAAAGGGAACAGCAGTCTCAGCTACTAACCCTCTATACACAGTTTCATTGCTAGTCAATAACACAACAGACATCAACGGTGCTGTTGGCGATATTGGCACACAATCAATCACATTCACTGCTAACTCAACAGTTGCAGTAGCCACAACAGGCACATTCTAAAAAACTACTAAAGGGGCAAACCATGGCAAGACTAAAGATAGTTCGTACAGATGGAAGCGTGCTAGAAGGCGAGATCACCCCAGCGGTGGAATACGCATTCGAGCAATACGCTAAAATGGGTTTTCATAAGGCGTTCAGGGATCTGGAACAACAGACCCATGTCTATTGGCTCGCTTGGGAAGTAACACGCAGGTCAGGTGAATCTGTTAAGCCTTTCGGGATTGACTTCATCGAAACACTTACGAGTGTTAGCGTTGAGGACTCAGACCCTTTGTCTTAAAGCGCGATCTACCCTTCACCTATCTAATCGCTAGGCTAAGCATTAGGTTGGGGATCGCGCCACAGCAGTTACTCGAATTAGACAAGACCATGCTAGATGCTCTCTTGCTAGGTCTAAAGGATGAAGCAAAGGAGATCAGCGATGCCAGCAAGCGTAAAGGGCGGCATTGAGCTCCGTAAGGCTCTGCGCAAGTTTAGCCCTGACTTGGCTAAAGAATTACCTAAAGAAGTTGCAGCAGCCTTAAAACCCATCACAAAGGCTGCTAGAGGGTATCTGCCAGATGACTCACAAGTATTAAGTGGATGGTTGTCTAGAGATAACTCGCAGGCTCGCTTTCCTACATACAACGCTAGAATCGTAAAGTCCGGCATTGGCTATAAGACCACACCATCCAAGCCTAACCGCAGAGGGTTTAGATCCCTTGCTCGCGTATTCAATAAGAGCGCAGCTGGAGCAATCTATGAAACTATGGGTCGTAAAACCCCATCAAGTCGCTTTGTGCAAAATCAGCAGGATAAATATTCGTCACCGATGAAGGGTGATGGCAAGATGGAAGGTCGCGCCTTATTCCGCGCCTACGAAGAAAACAATGGCAAGGCTAGAGAAGCAGTATTGGCGGCTATTAAAAAAGCAGCAGACAAACTTAATGCAAGAGCGAGAGGCTAATCATGGCTAATGTAATGATTGATATTGCTGCGGAGTTCGTAGGCAATAAAGCCTTTAAGCAAGCTGATACCGCCACAGACAAGCTAACCAAGAATGTAAAGAAACTAGCGGGTGCTTTTGGTTTAGCGTTTAGCACTACCGCAGTTCTGGCTTATGGCAAGGCAGCAGTCAAGGCCGCAGCCGAGGATCAAAAAGCACAGCAACAATTAGCATTAGCTCTAAAGAATGTTGGATTAGAGCGAGATGCTGCTAGCGCAGAAGGATTTATCCAAAGACTCCAAAGTGAATTTGGAATTATTGATGATAAATTGCGGCCTGCATACCAAGGTTTAGCAGTAGCAACACGCGATACAGCAGAAACACAAAGACTTCTTAATCTCGCTCTAGATATAAGTGCGGCCACCGGCAACGACTTAGGCAAAGTGACAGCAGCGTTAAGTCGTGCATATTTAGGAAATAACACAGCACTTTCTCGCTTGGGTGTAGGTATATCCAAGGCAGATCTTAAAACTAAGTCTTTCTATGAAGTAACCACAGATTTAGCATCTACCTTTAAGGGTTCGGCAACAGCAGCAGCTAATACCTTCCAAGGCTCAATGGACAAACTTGCAGTTGCGTCTGCTAATGTCCAAGAGATCATTGGTACTGGAATCATCGATTCTCTAAAGACTCTTGGTGGCAATACTGCTGTTGATGACTTAGCGAATGATATGGAAAGAGCCGCACTTGGCGCAGCAGATTTTTTGCGCGGTTTATCACAAATTGGCACATTTAAGATTAGTGGAGAAACTAAGTCTTTACTTGGTTTATTGCTTACACCATTTCAGCGTTCATTGTCTGCTGGCCCATTGGGAGCAATTACTCGTTTAGGCGCAGCTTCAAGAACCGCACCAAGACCTTTTACCACACCAATGACTATTTCTGGTCAATCACAAACATCTACTAGAGTTACTCGTGAACAAGCTAGGGTTGCTAAAGAAACTCTTAAAATTTCTAAAGATCAACTTAAACTAGCCAAGGCTAAGGCAATCTTTGACATCCAGAAGATCCAAATTGAAGCAGCTCTAAAGGGCAAGATTAGCGAAGAAGAAAGAATCCGCTTGTTATTGCTTAAAGCCATTCAAGAAGAAAACATTGAGGATATCGAAAAGTACACTAAGATGCTCAATGAAGTTCAGGGCAAAGTGGATAAATTAAAAACCACTTTGGAAGAAACTTATAACATGGATGCTGGTAATCCTTTTATTGCATGGGAAATCGGCCTAGATGGAGTTCAACGCGCTTTAATTGAAATCAATGGTCAGTCTATTGCTTTGACTGACAGTATTGCTCAAAACTCATTGGCTATGGGATTACTCGGCGGCGCTAACTTTGCCGATGCTTTAAGAGGTGCTAACTATGCAGCCCAAGCTGCTGAATGGGCAAAAAGGTTTGGAATCGTTCCAAATCCAATTATTCCGCCAACACCGGTTATACCACCGAATCCAACTATTCCAACAAACCCAACAAACCCAACTACAGTCGTAGAAGTCGTAGTTCAAGGCACAGTCATTTCTCAGCAGGAATTGCAGCAGGCTATCGTAGATGCAGTCAATAACTCAGGTCTTACAGGCAATCAGTTGATTACTGGTGTTCCAGAGCGACAGGTCGCTATTTAATGTCATTACCTGCAACTATCGGAGTAACCATCAATTTTAGTGATGGCCCTACATATGGCTATCCTTTTACTATTGGCGATCCGGTCAAGGGTATTCTTGGTGTCTCGGAGTTAGCAAACACAAACACAGCAGGATTAATTGTCGATTATTCTACGCAGACCACACAGGTAGCAATCAAGCGTGGTCGTGACCTAATGACTGATACTTACAATGCAGGTCAGGCATCTGTCAAGATCCTAGATCCTAATGGTGATTTCAATCCACAGAATACAAGTTCTCCGATTTATGGCTTCTTAAAGCCTTTGCGTAAGATCCAGATTACTGCTACACACTCAGGTACTAACTACTATCTATTTTCTGGCTATACATCTGAGTACCGATATACCTATCCAACAGGGCAGGAAATTGGTTATGTTACTATCGTGTCTTACGATGCTTTCAAGATCTTCAATCTTGCAGCAGTTTCAACAGTTGCCGATGCTGGAGCAGGGCAAGACACAGGCACTCGTATCAATCGCATTCTTTCAGAGCTTTCATGGCCTAACTCAATGCGTGACATCGATACAGGTGACACCATCTGTTCAGCAGATTCCGGACAATCACGCGTGGCTTTATCTGCCATCCGCGCAGCTGAGTTTAGCGAGCTAGGCGCGTTCTACATGAGTCCAGATGGCAATGCAGTATTTAAGAGCCGATCTAGCACCATTGAGACACTAGATGACACACCGACAGTCTTTAATCAAACAGGCGGCATTCCCTACGCTAACATCAAATTCGCTTTCGATGACAAGCTCATTATCAACCAGGCTAACATCCAACGCTATGGCAGCAGCAATGTCCAGAGTCACACGGATGCAGCCAGCGTGGATACCTACTTTCTACACAGCACTAGCGCACAAAATCTGCCTATTGCTACCGATGAAGAAGCCATGAACCTGGCCACTACTTATGTGAATAGTCGTAAAGACACCACGATTCGGATCGACTCCGTCTTACTCAGCAGGTGTCACAGCAGCCCTGAGTCTTGACTATTTTGACAATGTGACTATCTCTAACATTCAGCCTAATGGCGATACAATTACAAAGACCCTGCAAATTCAGGGCGTGGCACACGATATTCAGCCAACTAAGTGGTTCACTACTTTCACCACGATGGAGCCAATCACCGATGGTTTCATCATTGGGAACACAGAATACGGTATCCTAGGCGTATCTCGTCTAGCATGGTAAAGGAGCAATAAATGGCAACAGGATTTCCAGCAGCAACAGGAGATGTCCTATCAGCGGCTATGTTTAATGGCTTGGTGGCCTTTACTCTCAATAGCCAATCAGGCACAACATACACACTAGCCGCTACTGATCAGTATCAGGTATTGGTGGTTACAACTAACGCATCAACAAAGACAGTAAGCATCCCAACCGATGCAACCTACAATTTTCCAGTTGGAACAGCGGTCACTTTTCTTAATTCTGGAGCAGGCAATTTAACTATTAATGCGGTAACTCCGGGCACTACAACAGTAACTAGCGTTGGCAGCACTTCAGCTTCTCCAGTTGTATCACAAAACAAGTCAGCAGTAGCAATTAAGACTGCTGCTAATGCTTGGACAGTCCTAGGGTCTATCGCATAATGATTGGCAATGTTGTTGCAGGATTAGTCGGAGTCTCACCTCTAAGTCTAATAGTCGATTATTTAGTCGTAGCCGGCGGCGGTGGTGGCGGCGGAAACAATGGTGCGGGTGGTGGCGCAGGTGGATTGCGTTGCACAGTAACAGCAACCGGTGGTGGCGGATCGCTTCCTACTGCATTGACATTGAATCAATCTACTAACTACACGGTTACAGTCGGAGCAGGTGGAGCTGGAGCTGGAAGCGGCAATGGAACTGACGGCAATAACTCAGTATTTGCATCTATTACTTCAACCGCCGGTGGTGGCGGTGGTGGATTAAGCAGCGTTGGTAATGTTGGTGGTTCAGGTGGCGGTGGAGCAGGTAGTGGATCGCCCTCAGGTGGCGCGGGCACAACTAATCAAGGTTATGCAGGTGGCGCGGGCACAACTAATCAAAACGCAGGCGGCGGTGGCGGAGCAGGACAAGTTGGCGAAGCAGCACAAGGTTCTGGAGCTAATCAAGGCGGTAAGGGCGGCAATGGTGTAGCAACTTCCATTACTGGGTCATCTGTAACTTATGCCGGCGGCGGTGGTGGTGGTGGTGGCGGTGGCAATCCAGCATCACGCGGCACAGGTGGCACAGGTGGCGGTGGTCAAGGTGGATTCACAACTGGCATCACAGCTGGTACTGCTAACACCGGCGGTGGTGGCGGCGGTGGAGCTGGAAGCGGTGCACAGGGTGGATCTGGAATTGTGATTTTGCGTTATCCAAACACAGTAACTATCACAGTTGGTGGCGGTTTAACTGCAACCACAACGACATCTGGATCTGACAAGATTACAACATTCACAGCTGGCACAGGAAATGTGAGTTGGGCATAATGGCACATTACGCATTCTTAGATGACAACAACATTGTCACAGAAGTTATTGTCGGCATTCATGAGACCGAGTTAATTGAGGGATTAGATCCTGAGACTTGGTACGGCAATTTCAGAGGACAAGTCTGCAAGCGCACTTCTTACAATGGCAACATCCGTAAGAATTATGCTGGAGTAGGTTATACATACGATGCAGATCGTGATGCTTTTATTGCACCAAAGCCAGATGACTCTATTGGCTTCGACGAGGAGACTTGCCAATGGGTCATGCCACCAAGGAATGCAGATGAAGCCGAGACTGAGTAAGGCTGCAAGCCAATTACGAGAGCAGATCGATGATTCGTTCCCAGATCGTGACCGCGCATCGGATGGCTGGATCGGTGATACCCGACACGCTGCTCGCAAGTCTGATCATAATCCAGATGCACAGGGCTGGGTACGCGCCATTGATGTGGACAAAGATCTGTTTAAGAACGGAAAGCCAGACATCATGGGCGATCTTGCAGATCAGCTTCGTACCTTATCCAAAGGAGAAACAGACAACCGTATTGCTTACATCATTTACGATGGAAGAATCTGCTCACACATCCTTAACTGGAAGTGGCGCAAGTACACAGGGGCTAACAAACACACTAAGCACATGCATGTTAGCTTTAAGAAAAAGGCTGACAATGATGCTGCTTTTTTTCAAATACCTATGTTAGGCGGACAAGATGAACGAGTTAAAGAAGATGTCAGGATCTTGGGTAAGAGCATTCCTTGCGGCTGTAATCACACTTGCGGCATCGGGAGTGACTGACCCACAGGCTTTAATCTATGCAGGTGCAGCAGCAATCTTGCCACCTGTTCTGCGCTGGTTAAATCCTAAAGACGATTCGTATGGAATAGCAGAGTGACACAGTCAGACTTCTTCACGCTCTACCTTGCCACTATTGTCGCGCTCGGTGGTTTGTCTGGTTATGTAATTACACACCTGTTGTCTGAGATCAAAAGACTCAACACGCGAGTCGATGAGATCTATAACATCTTGCTTGACAGGTAACATTCTGCTATGGCAAGAAAAGCAACTAAGGCACTAGAGGAACAAGGTTACTCAAAACTTGATGCTTATTGCATTGGACTCTATGAGTACTTCTGCTCATTAAAGCGAGCAGGTTTTGCTGAGGACATTGCCATGTTCATGATCACAGAGCCACAAGCCTATCCTCATTGGATTCTGCCTGATCCCATTGACCCTGAAAAGTTTGGGGATTACGAAGATGAGGACGATGACTACTAAGAAGCGATACTTAGTGATCTCGGATCTACAGATCCCCTATCACCATGAGCAAGCTGTTAGAAATCTAATCAAGTTAGTTAAGCGAGAGAAGTTTGATCTAGTCTTAAATACCGGTGATGAGCTAGATATGCAGTCTCAAAGTCGTTGGGCACAGGGCACTAAATTAGAATGGGAAGGAACGCTCGATGCTGACAGAAGCCTTGCTCAGGATATTCTCTATGAACTCGGCACAACAGATGTCACTCGCAGCAATCACACAGACAGGCTCTACCATACGCTATTACGAGCACCTAGCCTCATTGGACTGCCAGAGCTTGAATACGCCAAGTTTATGGACTTCGCCGGACTTGGCATCCGATTCCACAAGAAGCCATTCGAATTCCACAAAGGATGGGTTTTAGTCCACGGAGACGAAGGATCCATGAATAGCAACGCAGGACTTACAGCTCTTGGCTTGGCTAAGAAGTTTGGTAAATCTGTAGTCTGCGGACATACTCACAGGGCAGGCATTAGTGCCTTCACAGAGGGCATAGGAGCCTCGTACAGGACTTTGTGGGGCTTAGAGGCAGGAAATGTCATGGACAAGAAGAAAGCCTCTTATTTGAAGGCTGGGAGTGCTAATTGGCAGATGTCCGTGGCAGTCATCGAAACACATGGAGATCGCGTTAGCCCATTCCTAGTGCCTATTAACAAGGATGGATCGTTTACTCTTTACGGCAAATTATACGCTTAGATCGTTATCGTTTCGTTATCAAAATGTCCGTGACTTTGTCGGATGGTCATGAGACTCTAATTCAGTAAGCCAGTCAAGGGCACTGGATGCAGATAGGTAAAAGAATGAACTCAATAACAATCATTGGAATCATTGGATTATTCATAGCCACTAATTTCATTTGGTACTGGCAAGGCTACAAAGATGGCAGGCGTGAAGGCTGGCACAAAGGTCGCAACTTGGCTCGCTCTTTGGTAGATCATGCGAGCTAATGAAATCTTACTCACCGCCACCGACACGATCCGTGATCGTGGGCTGTCATATGGTCATCCTGCGGATAACCTGCAACA